TGAGCTGAAGCTGACCCTCGATGATCGCCGCCGTGAGGACGGCGCGATTGCCGAACTGCCGCGCATCGGCACGGTGCTCACCGTGTCGCTGGGCTATGCCGAAACCCGGCTGGTGTCCTTGGGACGCTTCATCGTCGATGAGGTCGAGATCCGCTCGCCGCCGGCCACGCTGACCGTGTCGGCCAAGGCCGCCGATATGGTGGGGCCGTTTCGCAGTCCCAAGACCCGCTCCTGGGATGCGACGACGCTCGGGGCCTTGGTCAGCGCCATCGCGGCTGAACACCGCTACCAGGCCAAGATCGATCCGGAGCTGGGCGCCATCGCGATCCCGCATCTGGACCAGACCGCCGAGTCGGACATGGCGCTGCTCACCCGCCTGGCCGCCAAGCACGATGCCGTGGCCAAACCCGTGGCCGGGTTTCTCGTGGTGGCTAAGCAGGGGGCGATCAAGACCATCACCGGGCAGGTGATGCCAACGATCAACCTCAGATCCAGTGATCTCGCCGAGTGGCGCTACCGACACTCGGCTCGCAAACCTGGAGGCAATGGTTCCACCAGCGATCCCGATACTCAAAAGCCACCGACCACGGCCACCGGCGGCACCAAGGCGTACTGGTGGGACTTCGAGAAAGGAGAGCGCCGGGAAGTGACCACTGGATCGCCGCCCTTTGAGGAAATCCGCTACGTCCACGCCACCGAAGCGGAAGCCAAGGCGGCGGCTGCTACCCGCAAGAACACTGGGGAGCGTGGGCAGGGCGAACTGTCCTTCAGCTTGCCGGGCGATCCACGACTCGCTGCCGAGGGGCGGCTATCCATCGATCTGCGCCCCTGCATCCCGACCGACTGGCGCATCAAGCGCGTCGAGCACCGCCTGGGCGCCCAGGGATTCACGACGCAGGTCGAGTGCGAGCGATTCACCGCTTCGGCCGTGCCAGTGACCGATAACCCCGCTGAACCCAACGCATAAGGAGGCCACCGTGCCCGAAAAAGATCCTTCGACCTACGGCCTGATCACCTACCTGTGGGTGACGGGCCTGGCCGCCTGGGGTGGCCTGGTCAATTTCTACCGCAAGGTCAAATCCGGTGAGACCCGTGCCTTCAACGTGGTTGAACTCATCGGCGAGATCGCCACCTCCGCTTTCGCTGGCCTCATCACCTTCTGGCTGTGCGAGGCCGCGCAGTTCAATCCGCTGGTCACCGCTGCACTGGTCGGCATCTCCGGCCACATGGGTAGCCAGGCCATCTATCAACTGGAGCGCTGGGCGCAGACGCGTCTGGGCAAGGAGCGGCCATGAACCCCATCGACACCATCCTCGACGAAATCATCCGCCGTGAGGGCGGCTATGTGAACCATCCTGCCGACCGAGGTGGGCCAACCAACTTCGGCATCACCGCGCAGACGCTGGGCAGCTGGCGCAAGCTCGGTCGCCCCGCCACGGCTGCTGAAGTGCAGGCGCTGACGGAAACCGAAGCCCGCGCCATCTACCGCCAGCAGTACATCACCGGCCCCGGGTTCGAGGCCGTCACGCATCCGGCGCTGCTGCACCTGCTGGTTGATGCTGGTGTGCATTCCGGGCCAAAGCGAGCGGTGCAGTGGCTGCAGAGCGCATTGGGTGTGACCGCTGACGGCGTGATCGGTCCCAAGACCTTGGCAGCGCTCGCTGCTGCCGACCAAGGTGTGCTCTACGGCAAGGTGCTGGGGCAGCGCCTGCGCCATCTCGGACGGCTGATCACCAACGATCCCAAGCAGTCGGCGTTTGCTGCCGGCTGGATGAACCGGATGGCGGAATTTGTGGAGGGCACGGTATGAGTCCGATCCTCACCACCTTGGCCCCGGGCCTGCTGGAAGCCGGCAGTCGTCTGATCGACCGCCTGGTGCCCGATCCTGCCGAGCGCGAAAAAGCCAAGCTCGCGCTGCTGCAAGCCGAAGGGCAACTGGCGCTGCAGGAGATGCAGACCAGCCTGTCGGCGATCCTGGCTGAAGCCAACTCGCAGGACCCCTGGACCAGCCGGGCACGGCCGACGTTTCTGTACGTGATCTACGGCGTGATCCTGCTGTGCGTGATGGGTGCCATCATCGGCATCTGGTGGCCAACGCACGTCTTTCAGGCGGCGGAGAACCTCAATAAGCTGCTGGGCGCGGTGCCCGAGAGTTTGTGGTGGCTCTTCGGTGCGGGCTACCTGGGCTACACCGGGGCACGCAGCTTCGACAAGTGGCGTGGGCCGGTTCGGTGACCGGTGCGGCCGAGCACTACAACTTGAAACGACGATCCCCCGATCTCACTGCCTTTGCCGGCGGTGGGATCGGGGGATTTTTGCTTTCGGTATAAAATAACTTGAGTTTTTGCGCTATCTATGCAAAATATACTTTTATTGGTGTGATATGGAGGTGGATGATGCTTGTTGAGTTTAGAGTGGAGAATTTTCGCTCCCTGCGTGAAGAGCAGGTGCTCAGCCTTGTCGCCTCTAAGGACAAGACGCTGCAGGACACGCACACGGTGAGCACGGGGCTTAAGGCTGCTCCCAGCGTGCTGCGCAGTGCTGCCATCTACGGTGCCAATGCCAGTGGCAAGTCCAATCTGATCAAAGCGCTTCAGTACATGCGCGGCGTGGTTGCCGAGTCGGCGACTGTTATCCAGCCTGGCCAGACCTTTGCCGTACAGCCATTCCGACTCGATGCGCAGTCGGCCAAGGAGCCCACGGCCTTCGAGGTGACCTTCATCATCGACGGTGTCCGGTATCAGTACGGCTTTTCGATGACACCCCAGCGTATCGTCAGCGAGCACTTGCTGGTCTACAAGGCCTTCAAGCCCCAGCGTTGGTACGAGCGTCGCTACGATGCCCAGACAGGCAAGGACGTGTATGACTTTGGCCCTGGCTTGAAAGGACCGAAGAATCTTTGGGAAGGGGCGACCCGTCCGAATGCGTTGTTCCTGTCGATGGCCGTCCAGCTCAATAGCGATGCGCTTCGGCCAATCTTCGACTGGTTCGTTAATGGGCTCGTGATCTTCAACGAGCAGGCGCAGCTCAGCCCACAGGTTTCCATCCAGATGCTGCAGCAAGCCGAAGGCCGCCGGCAAATCTGCGACTTCTTGTCGGCCGCCGATATCAGCATTGCGGACATCGAGGTGGTCACGCGCAAGGTGCCGGGACAGGCCGTGCATTTTGATCTGGTCGCCGGCAAGACCGAAGTGCGCAACGAGGAGGTCGAAGAGCACCAGCTGCGTTTCTCCCACGCGACAGAGCAGGGCCAAGCCGTCTTTGACCTGATGGATGAGTCCAACGGCACGAGAAACCTGCTGTTCCTCACCGGCCCAGTGCTGGACATCCTGCGCAAAGGACTGACACTGGTGATCGACGAGTTGGACACCAGCCTGCACACCCTGTTGGTGCGTGAGCTCGTGCGGCTGTTTCACCGTCCCGAAATCAATACGGGCGGCGCGCAGCTGATTTTCACCACCCACGACACGTCGCTGCTGGATGCCCCGGATCTGTTCCGGCGTGACCAGATCTGGTTCGTGGAGAAAGATCGTGATCAAGCCTCAGAATTGGTGAGCTTGTCGGAATTCAGCCCGCGCAAGAACGAGGCCCTCGAGCGTGGTTATTTGATGGGACGATATGGCGGCATTCCCTTCCTCAACCATACGCTGGGGGTGCATCACTGATGGCGCGCGACAATTCCCCGAAAGAGCGCCAACGTCAGCAGCTCGAACGCAAACTGGCGCGTCGCGCCAGCTATGACCGCATCCTGATCGTCTCGGAAGGTAGCAAGACCGAGCCCAACTATTTCGGCGAGATCCGGCAGGCTTACCGGTTGCACACGGCCAATGTCGAAGTTCGACCCAGCGAGCTCGGCACCGCCCCCATCCAGGTGGTGCAGTATGCCAAGGAACTGTTCGAGTTCGGAGACAAGCACAAGAACATCCAGCCTCGCGCCTTCGAGCAGGTGTACGCTGTTTTTGATCGCGACGATCACGGCAGCTACTTCGATGCCTTGACGATGGCGGAGTCGCTGGACGGCAAACTGAAAAACGACAACAAGCAATTCGTGCGTTTCCAGGCGATTGCCTCGGTACCGAGCTTCGAGCTATGGCTGCTGCTGCACTACGAGGACATTCAGGCGCCGATCCATCGCGATGAGGTGATGCGGCGCCTCAAAACCCACATCCCCGGTTATGAGAAGGGGGCAACGCGTGCCTTCAGCATCACCCGGGAGCGGTTGTCCGTGGCGACGCAACGCGCCCAGGCGTTGGCGGCCAAGTTCAATGCGCGGACGGTGCCCGAGCCGTTCACTGCGATTGTCGAGCTGGTGGAGTTGCTGACCCATCTTCGTCCGGGTAAATAAAGCAGGGGGCGTTTGTTGCCCCCTGAATGAGTGGCCATCAAGCCATGGCCACCGCCACCGCAGCCTGACTCGCCGTCACCACTGGCCGCCTACCGACCACATTCCCCACCACGTTAACCGCCTCGAGCATCGCCTGCGGCGACAGGTGCGCGTAGCGCATCGTCACCTTCGGATCGTGGTGCCCCAGAAGTTTCTGTACCTCGTACAGCGACCGCCCGGCATTGACCAGGAAGCTCGCG